AACCAGATTGGCCAGGAAATCAATGACGCTGCAGCAACTGCAGACGCGGCATTAGAGACTGCAAACAATCACGCCTCCCGCCACGCTTCGGGCGGCGACGATCCGCTGACACCGGAGGATATTGGGGCGGCAAAGAAATCCGACTTTGATAACCACATATCATCTTCAGCGACCAACGCTCATCTGGCAACAAACATCGGCATCGAAGATACTGGCGGTCATTTTACGGCGACCAATGTTGAGGGAGCTTTGGTCGAGCTTTTTACATCTGTCAGTGATGGGAAGGCTCTAGTCGCTGGGGCTATCACTGACAAAGGCATTCCAACTTCTCCCAGCGATACGTTTCAGCAGATGGCTGATAACATCCAATCAATACCTGTCGGCCCGGACACGAGCGACGCTACTGCTACACCGGCTGACATCTTGAGTGGCAAAACGGCATATGTAAATGGTTCAAAGGTTACAGGATCGATGCCGAACCGTGGAGCGCCTACATTTACACCTGGAACCACGAACCAAAGCATTCAGGCGGGATATTATTCCGGTGGGATTGTTCAGGGTAGTGCTAACCTGACGGCAGGGAACATTAAGAATGGCGTTAATATCTTCGGTGTTACCGGGACGTACAAAGGCGACCCATATTTTTGGGGTGGCAGTATACACACGTTTACATCTGATAACTCAACCGAGTGCCGGGTTTATAATGGCGATCAGACATTTAGTTATTATGAGGTAAACTCAAGTCTACAAGTCACCAAAAGCATCAGAACTGCTTCCGGAACGACAATATCAACCACTGTTCTCACAACGTTGCCCAAAGCTTCGACTCTTCAGTTAACCATGCATTACTATGATGATCTAATTTACATCTACACCGTCAGATCGGAAAATTCGTACCTGTATGCCCTAAACACATCTGGAACAATCCTCAACACTTATAGCATACCTGGACTGTCAAGAAATCCAGTGTGTGTAAGCAAAAACGGACAGGTGCTGTTGGCGAATAACGGAAATGTTGTAGAAGCATACTCGACGAGCGGAACACTATTGTCGTCGGTAAGCTTTAGTTACTTTCTGCAGCGAGCAAACACGTACAAATGGATGGTCGCGCTTGACAACACAAAATATATAGTCCCACGGAGTTACCAAAATAATGGGCTTATAAATGGCATTGTTTTGTTGACATATTCGGAAGATCACACGTCAGTAGCTTACTCTCAGCTAGGAAATGCTAATTATGGGTCAACCGGCGCTATTGGCCTGGCCCCATGGATTGGGGTCATCGAGTATTTGCTGATTAGTAAGTAAGGAGGAGATAATTATGATGTTTGTAAAAGTCGTAAATATTTTGGGTCCGAATGGTCATATCGACTATAAAGGGCTCGACATTGACAGGTTTGTACCTGGGTCACAGGCGTACAAAGTAGATTTTTCTTTCTGCATTTTGGCTACAACTGAGGAGTTGGCTGAATTGCCGTCCGATGTTGAAGAGCTGACTCAGGAGCAATATGAAGATTTGCGAAATCAGATACTGGAAGAAGAATATCAGCGTCAAGACCCGTATCAGGCACAAATTGATGCGTTGACTTTCGAAATCTTGCAACTGAAAGGGATGGTTTGAAATGCAATGGGATAAGCCGCTGGCACAGAGCATTCATAACCTATACAAAGCTGGAACGATCACTCAACAGACCGTGTACAATGCGGTCGGAGCCGATCTTATCAGCGCACAAGACTATGAAAAGATTACCGGAGAACCTTATAGCGCATAACCCGATGAGGGTTATTTTTATTTGGGGAGGTGTTTGGATGAGCATGACCCAATCGGAAGTGACCGCGCTGGGGAAGATCGAAAGCCGCCTGGCGCGCCTCGAAGCGCTCCAGGAAGCCAACGTCCGGACCACCAGCGAGTTGACGGCGAACGTGAACCGCCTCGTCGAAAAGCTGGACCGGTCCGATGACATCGCCCGTGAGGCCGACCAACGGGCAAAGTCCGCCCATCACCGGATCGACGAACTGGGGAAACGGGTGGACGGGATCACGGGCGACATCACCTGGCTCTGGCGAACGGTGATCGGGGCGATCATCGCCGGCGTCATTGGCGGCGCCATTACTCTCATCCGGGAAGGATTTGGTGGCTGATGGAAGGACAACTCTTCACCTGGGAGGCGCTCTCCGCGATGGGGGGCGCTTCTTTGTTGACTTATTTTGTCGTACAATACACGAAAGAGTTGATCGATCGCTTTGCGGCCCGCTGGCTGCCGACGGACTTGTATGCAGTGCTGGTGGCAAGCGTGATTTTGCTGCTCTCCCAACTGGCGCTGGGAGCGGACCCGGGCGATTGGCGCGTATATGTGCTTGCGCTCGCAAACGCCTTTCTCGTCGCTGCGGCAGCCGGCCAGCTGCAGCGTAAAGCGATAGAGCCGCCGGGAAAAAGCGAGGCTGACAGGCGTTGAACCCCTTCGAAGGCTATCGCGTCACGTCGCCTTACGGCTGGCGGACCTCGCCAATCACGGTCAAGCGGGAATTTCACACGGGGATCGATCTCGTAAAATACCACCAGGCGCCAATCTACGCGTTTACGTCCGGCGAAGTGATCCACGCCAAAGAGGGGGCTCCGGGCAGCGGGTTCGGCGGGTATGGCATCGTGGTGGCGGTCAAATGCCCCCAAACGGGCCACCTGCACTGCTACGCCCATCTGGACAGCGCCTCCGTCGCCGTCGGACAGTTTGTGGAGGCGGGTCAAATGATCGGACAACAGGGCTCCACGGGCCAAAGCACCGGCAGCCACCTGCACTACGAAATCCGCAAGTCCTCCAGCCCCCAGTTCGGTTGGATGGCGGACCGGGAAAACAACTGTTTCGAACCGACGCAATACTTGATCGACTACTACCGAAAAAACGATTCAACCACTCCAAACGAGTCAGATCAAAACACAATTCAAAACGAGACAAATAACCACGAAACTAATAACAACGAAACAAACAAACACGAGACTATCAACGAGACTATCAATCAGAATGTCACAAACACCCACGGGGGGGACCGAAGCAAATTGAACGATCCCGGGCCGTCCCTGTCCAGAGAAGACGCGGAAAAAATCATAAGATTTCTGTCGTCCGGCTGGTTCGCGACCGGGGATCCGGAAGCGCGAGCCGAATTCCACCGGCTGGCCAACGAAATCCGCAAAGCCGCCGGGATTCCGGTGCAATGACAAAACCTATGACAAAACCCACCCGGAATGCTCCGGGTGGGAACAAAAATTCTTACCTCATTTTCATCGCCAGATCCCCAAGCTGCTCGGCAGTGTACACCTCCCCGGACTTGCCTTCCAGAACCAGCCTGTAATTCATCCCGTCCTCTTCCCAGTACAAGAATTGCGAACGCTCATTGTTGACCTAAGTCGCATTTGTTCCATTGGGCAGCTGAATTTCGATCGAAGGACTGAAATGGGCGATCTGTTCCACTTTCGCATCATGCATTGTGATCACCAGACTCTCCTGTGTTTCGTGATTGCCGTAGATCAACTCCAGCACCAGATGCGGTCCCATGTCACGGACAAAAGCGACGGTTCCCAATACCTCAAAAGGAACGTCCGAAATTTCCGGCTGTTTGACCGGATAGGGCACCAGTCGGATCGCTTCCTCAAAGGTGAGGGCTTTGCCGATCATGCGATTCACGTGTAATTGCTCATGTTGACGGGAGTCGGTCAAAGGATCATTTTCCGGTTCATCGGAATCCACGCCACAATCCCGAGAACCACACAAACAACAGCAAAAACACCCGCTGTCAGCTTCTGTTTTGCGATGCAATCCCTTACCTGCTGTTTTCTCTATACAAGTCTGCGAAGCAGCGGTTCTTTCCAAAATATTATACATTTATTTCATTATTCTACAATCATTGTTCCTTACCGGGGGTTTTCTTTCCTTCATGTGCCGGATGAGAACACAAACTTTCTGCCTGAACATATCGAAAAATGACGACACAACCCCGCGCACCTTGCCCATGTTCAGGTATAATAGAAGCAACCTGATACAGTTGGGAGCGGTGCCACGATGGCGGTGACGGTTCGACAATGTCTGGA